GCTTAAAGGAGAAACGAAATACTATTGCGAATACTTAATATCATAAAACACATGAAAGAAAAAAAACGACTTACAATATCCGTCAAAAGGTACGGATATCAGTACATCCTTGCTGATGTTTCGAGCGAAAGAAAACTTCACGCTCATTTACCGAGCCCCTGCTTTATGGGTAATGAGGGATATGTTTTACAGTCATTCCATAAGATTCAGAAGTAAACTTATATTTTAATACACATACAAAGCATGGAACCATTAAAGGCCATAAGCAACAAACTTAAGTTTGACCGAAACCCTCGGACAATCACAAAGAAGCAGTTCGAACTACTTAAAGAGCATATCACGGAGCTTGGTGATCTTTCGGGTGTTGTTTACTGCCACAACAACAAAGCGTATGTCGGAGGGAATCAGAGATCAGAGGTATTCAATGAGGCCTTGATCGAAGTAATTGAGCGATATAAAGCCCCGACCAAAAACAAGACCATTGCGCACGGTTTTATCAATTTTAACGGTGAAAAGTTCGCTTATCGGGAGGTTGTTTTCACGAAAGAAGAGTTTGACAAGGCGTGTATTGTGGCCAATAATGACGGGGGAACATTCGATTGGGACATGCTTGCAAACGAATGGCAAGAAGATTTACTGATCGGATGGGGGATGAGTGTTCCTGACACGTCCATTGAAGAAGAACCTGAAAATAAGGCGTTTAAATCAGGTTTTGAAATAAAGGTTACTTGTCAGACCGAGAGTGAACTTAATGATTTATACCATGAGCTCGCAGGAAGAGGCTTTGAATTGGAAGTTTTGAACGCAAAATAATGATTTTAAACCCATACCATTTTTAACCATGGCATATAAAAACCAGAAGAAGAATAAAAGGCACAACAAAGGAGGGTTAAGAGTCTCTTGCGTAATGCCAAAATCTGACACTCTTTACATAAAAATACTCAAATGCCTCAGAATAAGAAAAAGGTAATACTCGAAAGAAGATCAAAGATATCTGAGCTTTATTTGCAGGGTATGCCTCAGTTTAAAATCGCTGAGGCTCTTGGAGTAACCCCGGGTCAAATATCCATTGATTTAAAGATCCTCGCAAAGCAATGGCAGGAAGCGATCAACACCAACATGGACGAGATCAAAGCCCGCGAGATGGAGAAGATAAACAATCTCGAGAAAACTTATTATGATGCTTGGATGCGATCTTGTGAGGTCAAGACTAAGAAATCCATGAAAAAGAAAGGGGTTTCCGTTAAGGATGAGAAAAATAATAAGACTAAGATCCTTGGTAATGACTCTGAACAAACCTTTACAGAGGAGCAGCAGATTGGAGACCCGCGATTCTTAGAGGGTGTTCGCTGGTGCATAACCAAACGTGAAGAGATCTTTGGTTACGGATCCGCAAAGAAAATCGACCTTTCTACCAAAGGGGATAAGATCCAAAGCGGTGCAGTTATATTCCTTCCGTCCAATGGTAGGGAGGTTATTGAAGACGAATCAGTACCAACTTAAAAACCATATTTGAAACATGAAAACAGACATTTCACCAGAAAAACAGGAGCAGATCGTTAATTACCTTATGACCAACCTTTCAAGGAAGGCGATCAAGATTTCAAAATTCGCGGAGCTTACCGGAATCAGTGCCACAACCTTCAGCTCCATCAAGAAAGAGGAAAACCGCCACGTCGTTTCGAACAACATTTGGAATTACCTTGACAAGATCTATGAGGGAAGAGCCTTTGATGTTGTTATTTCCGGCGGATGGAACAAGTTTGAACCAAGAAATGAAAGTAAAATTATGCCAGTAAGCATTAAAGAAATGGTTCATAATAAAAAATGTGACGATATTAAAACAGATATACAAGATATCGCCATGGATCAACTTGCAGACATGAGGGTAAAGAAGATCCCAGAGCAGGTTATTAACGAAAAGATTCGTGATGCCGCTTATCTTGAGGCCAAAAGATCTTTCCAAAGCTCTTTAAAGAATTTCCCATCCGCACAACTCGAAGCTTTAAAAGAGTCTGAAATAACCGTAGGCATGGCTATCGATGCCCTAATCAAAGCCGGGGCAAAAATCAATGTAACAATAGAGGTTTAATCTGGTTAAATGGCTGATGGAGCGCATGAGATCGGACCTCAGAAGGGGTTTCAGACCCAATTCCTCTCCACTCCGGCAGACATAGCCATTGGGGGGTCAGGAGCGGGCGTGGGAAAAACCTACGCCCTTCTGATGGAAATGCTCCGCAACCACCACCTTAAAGACTTCTCCGCAGTAACATTTAGAAGAACATACCCACAGATCAAAGCCCCGGGCGGCCTGTGGGATACTTCTATGAGCATCTTCTCCAACGTCAAAGGCGCAAAGCCTTCTGAATCTTCCTATGAATGGCGCTTCTCCTCTGGCGCAAAAATAAAATTTTCACATCTCGAATACGAAAAGAACGTTCTGGATTGGCAAGGAAGTCAGATACCCCTTATCTGTTGTAAAGTAGGCACTTTGATTCAAACCAAAAAAGGCTTTGTCAAGATTGAGGATTTAAATGTCGGAGATGAAATAAAAACATTAAAAGGGTATTCTAATTTGGTAAAAAAAGGCTTACCAAATTTTAAAAGAGGGATATCAATTAAATTACATAACGGAGAAACACAGGATGTATCTACAAATCATGAAATATTAACTAACTATGGCTGGATTTCTTACGACCATACGATTGAATTTTTTCAACGTAACTTATTCCGGCTTTTTCACAAAATCGCTTCACCGTCCGGGCAGAAACTCCCGTTTTCTTTGCTATATCTCTTAGCCCGTATTTATCTGAAACAGCAAGGCGAAGAACCTCAGATTTCAAATCACAATCAGTATATTGAGCAGGAGATCTTCTCTTATATCCTAAAACAAGTTCAGGAAAGCGATTTCGAAGCGTTTGATTATGACAATTTAAATGCCTTGCGGCGGACTTTATCGAGCCGCAACGCTCTAAAGCTTCTTTCACTATGTCGTGATCAAGAGGTAGAAGTTGGGAATACTCACGATCCAATCCAGCGTGTATTCGACGATGCTCATTCCTTGAAACTATTTGTAGATTTTCTATTCGATTATCATCTTTTAAACCATTTATATGGTGTATGTGCTCAATTCTCGCAAGATATCGTTTCAAATGGATCTCCATTACTAGCCTATGTTGATGAACACTGCCATTATCAGCAGCAAACAAATGGTCAGGACAATATTCTTCAATATATCCCTTGTGGATTCGAGTTTTCGCACCCATATAATGGTTCAAAACAGATTGCGGAAGTGGGTTGTGTACTAAGTACTTTCGAGTGGACATGTGTTGATTATTTTAACGTTATTGATTTAACTATCGATAAAGATAATCATTATATTTCAAGGAGTGGACTTATCAACAAGAATTGTTTCGACGAGTTAACGCACTTTTCAGAAAAGATGTTCTTTTACCTCCTTTCCCGTAACCGCTCCACATGTGGAGTCAGGCCATACGTGAGGGCAACGTGCAACCCGGACCCAGATTCATGGGTTGCAAAGTTTATTGAGTGGTGGATAGACCAGGATACCGGATTCCCGATTCCTGAGCGTGAGGGTAAAATGCGGTATTTTGTGAAGGATTCGGAGGAGTATGTGTGGGGATCTTCAAAGCTCGAGGTTCTTGAAAAAATTCCGCACATGATCAAACCGCTCATGGAAGCTGACCCGACCATTAACGTTCACGATCTGGTAAAGTCGGTTTCCTTCATTACCGGTTCCATATACGAGAATGTGGAGCTGATGCGAAAGGATCCCGGTTACCTCGGAAACCTCATGGCTCAGGACGAGGCAACCAAGGCACAGCTGCTCGACGGCAACTGGAAGGTAAGAATCGAGGGGGCAGACCTGATAAATTACACCAAGATGCAGGACGCTTTTACAAACACCTTTGTTCCCAGAGGGCTGAAGTGTATGACGGCAGATATAGCCCTTGAGGGTTCAGACCTTTTTGTTATCGGGGTATGGGATGGATACAGACTCATTGATCTCTATTACATGGAGAAATCCAAAGGGAACGACGTTATAAACCTGCTTAGGGAAGTTGCAAGAAAATACGGGATTCCACAGAGTCGCATTGTTTACGATGACGACGGGGTTGGGGCTTTTGTGGACGGATTTATAAAGGGCGCAAGATCCTTTAACGGTGGAACAAAAGCAAGGAAGGGGCAGAACTACACAAACCTTAAATCACAGTGTTTCTTCAAGCTTGCCGAACGCATCAACAAGGACGAGCTTTATATTGCCCCCAATGTGGCTGAGATGAAGATAAAGGGCAAAACTATACAGCACCTTATGATGGATGAGCGCAGAGCAATAAAGAAGCACAAACCAGACAACGACGGCAAACTATCGGTTATACCAAAGGAGCAACAGAAAAACATTATCGGCCATTCTCCCGACCTTATGGACATGCTCAACATGCGGCAGTACTTCGAGTTTATAACTGTTGGAGGGGACAATATGCCAATGGACAAAGGCTCTCTCGGTCTGTATTAAAACGCTGTTTATATTTTATTTAAAACAGCAGTATGCCTTCATTTCTGATTCTACAGGAAAAGTTCCAAGCGGATATAAAAAAGCTTATTTCAACTCTGTCGGTCGATACGGTTGAAAAACGCGAAACCGATCTTTATATTCTCGAGTATGCAGGCGACAGGACAAGGCGGTCCAAGAGCGTTGGGTTAAAACCAAACAAGACCGTTTCGACATATACCGAGAACGAGGAAACCGGAGAGGTTACCAAGAGCGGCTCAAAAACCGTGATCACTTCAAAACTTATCCTTCCTTTCCCTAAAAAAATAGTTCGCACAAGGGTTCACTTTCTTTTTGGAGGCAAAATGATTGTGTCGGCTCCCAATTCCGGCGATTCCCTGAACGATTTCAAACGAACATGGACCAACAGTTTAAGGATGCAGAACGTTCTCAAAGAGCTTGCGCGCACCTGTATGATCGAAACCAAGGCGGCTGTAATATTTTACCCGTCTCCGGATGTTGTGGATGGAAAGAACGTTATCAAGCTTCGCAGCCAGATCCTTAACAAAAGCAAAGGCGAGTTCTTTCCGCACTTCGACGATTACGGCAATATGGATGCCTTTCTTTACATATACAAGGCTCTGGACATGGATAACAAGGCTATCGAAAAGGCTCGTATCTATACTATTGATACTATTTTCACATACAGGAAAGACGGAGGCTCATGGCTTCCCGATGATACCGATCCGGAAAACCCTGGATTGTTCAAGCATGCGTTCGGCAAAATACCAGTGGTTTATGTCGAGCAGAAAGAGCCTGAATGGGAGAGCGTGACAAGCATAATCGACAATTTCGAGAACCGTTTTTCAAGGCTTGCCGATACAAACGACTATTTCTCTGAACCGCTATTGAAGATATTCGGCGATGTGGCCAAGCTTCCCGGCAAAGAGGATGTAGGCAAGGTGCTTGAATTCAAGATGAATGACGATGCAAACGGTGGTCAAAGTCATGGGGATGCCGAGTACGCAACATGGGACGACTCACCCGAATCCATAAAACTTGACCTTACAACCTCATGGGATGCGATATTCGCAATGAGCTCCACGCCTGATCTGTCCTTTAACAACATCAAGGGGATCGGTAATGTGTCCGGCGTAGCAATGAAACTGATGTTCATGGATGCCATGATCGCAAGAGAGGAGAAACTTGAAACCTTTGATGTTGCGCTTCGCAGATGCGTTTCGGTTGTTATTGCCGGGATTGAGAATTATGAGAAGATCGCAATCAAAGGAGATGTTTCGATAAACGATATAAGCATTACGTTCGACGATGTTCTACCGGGCGATATCAAGGAGCTTGTCGAGACAATCTACACAGCCACCGGAGGGAAATCGTTCCTTTCGCAGAAAACAGCAACAGCAATCAGCCCGCTTACCATGGATGCAGCCGAGGAGATCGGACTTGTGGAGAGCGAGAACAGCCAGCTACCAAACGAGAGTTTTAACCAATAAATAAAAACAGATTTATGAAAGCAGTAATGGTATTGTATGCGTTTTTGACAGCTATTGTCAACAATGATTTAAAAAAGGCATTCTCTTTGACCTCAAAGACATGGGCAGACAACAATAAGCCTGATGATCTCAAAAAGCTTGTTCCCGGATTTGATTTCTTTGAGACCGGAGCAATCAAAAGAGCTACCCCAACAAGTATTATAATCGATGCGGATCTATCTTTGAAGGGGGAATCCAAAAGCGTGACGGTTGAACTCTCATGTGAATCCTGGCCCGGCAAAACAGATGCATACGGAGACTGGGGAGTTGTTCCTGAAAGTTTTAAGGTGGTTGAGTATGCTAAGGAAGTTGAAACCAAGGAAACAGTAAAGCCCGAGCCCAAGAAAGCCAGTCCGGCCCATACAGTCAAGAAACTTAAATCCCTGATCGCTCAAGCGGAGGATCTGGGTATCGATGTTCCTGAAGGAGCGGAAACAGAAGCTCTTGAAAAACTGATTGCAGAGGCCCAGAACGGGGGAGGCAACTAATGGAAGCAAACAGAGTGTTATCGGCATTTGTTTCCGCTTGGATAAACTCTGAGTGGAACAATGTTCTTTTCCTATGCCAAAAAACGTGGGCTCAAGGAAAGACCGCGAATGATGTAGAGGACAAACTTTCGAGAAAACCCTCTGCATGCGAGATTATTTCCCATACAAACCTCGGAAATGTAAAGCAGGAGATTAAGGTTAAGCTCGCCTTTTCTGATGGAGAGGTAACCGTTAACCGCGCGATCCTTGTTTGTGAATCGGCCCCTTTTTGCCCGGCGGTATATGGTGACTGGGGAGTCAATCCTGTCTCAATACTTCAGGTTGTGGAGGTGTTACAGAAAGCAAGTGAGAAACCACAAAACAAACCTAAAAATGAAAGCAAGAAAAAGAGCGCTGTTTGATGTTCTTCAGGTAACACGTGAATTGAAAGATACCCACGGGCAACCTGAAATAAGGGATATGATCAAAGGTGTTACTCAGGTTGAGCTGTACCCTGAAAGAATATCCGTAAGCACTCGTTACGCCCGTCACGATTTCAATGTCAACGATTGGATCATGAAGGATGAAAAGGGGAGTATTTCAAGAGTTACAGACATTGATTTCCATATGAACTATCAAATCGTAAGCTGATGCCGGAGCAGATTGTAAACTCATACGAAAAGAAACTTCTAAAACAGATCACAGCCCAACAGAGGGCTGTTTCTGCTTTGTTCGATGATTTTACCCGTTCGGTTACCCCCCTTTTGGCCAAGTACAAAAAGCCGCCCATCCTGAATGATGTTTGGCTTATGAATCCAGATATCGAAAGCGCTATAAATTCTGAACTAAGAAGGTTGCAGTCAGGCCTGACCAATTACCTGAACAATCAAACTATTTCAGCGTGGGATCTCTCGAGCGATAAAACAGACCAGATCGTTAAGGGATATATCGAAGGCCTGAGTATTTCAGAGATCGCAAAAGATGGACTGTTTGCCAGAAATTACGATGCACTCAAAGCCTTTCAGAACAGATCCGTTGCCGGTCTTGGTTTATCCGATAGGGTCTGGAAGGTTTGTGAACAGTCCAAGGAGCAGCTTGAACTGTATATGCAAAGCGGACTTTCCGCCGGCAGGAGCGCTTCGGAAATTTCCCGAGACGTAAGAAAATATCTCCAAAACCCTGATGCAAGGTTCAGAAGGGTAAGGGATGAAAGCGGAAAACTGGTTATGAGTAAACCGATGGCAAACTACCACCCG